AAACCCTATGCAATCCGGCGCGCAGTATATGCGAACGAAGGTCGGGTTTTATCTGCTATCCGGCAACGGGTATGAGGAAAAGGTTACAGCCGGTAGCACGGTGCGCGAGCTGTATCAGCTGCGCCCTGATCGTATGCAGGTCATCCCGAGCGCAACGGGCTTTCCCGGGGCTTTCCAGTATCGCTATAATGGCAAGATCGTGCGATGGGACGTGGACCCCGCGCGGATGGATTGCGACGTGCGGCACATCAAGGCGTTCAATCCGCTGGATGATTGGTATGGCCTAAGCCCCATTGAAGCGGGTGCATATGCCGTCGATCAGAACAATGAGGCAATGAAATGGATGCAGGCGCTATTGCAAAACAGCGCTAGGCCGTCCGGGGCGCTTGTCACCAAGGACGACAAGGAAATGTCAGATGATCAATTCTCAAGGCTAAAGGCGCAGATCGAGGATCAATATTCAGGGTCGCGCAACGCTGGTAGGCCGATGCTGTTGGAGGGCGGTCTAGCGTGGCAACAGATGGGCATGTCGCCGGTTGATATGCAGATCATCGAGACCAAGTATTCAAGCGCCCGCGACGTTGCCTTGGCGCTTGGCGTGCCACCGCAGCTAATCGGTATCCCCGGCGATAACACCTATGCGAACTATGCCGAAGCGCGATTGGCGTTCTGGGAAGACACGGTGATTCCGCTTATCGACATGATCGCGGATGATTGGAACGCATGGCTTGCGGATGCTGAGGGTATCAACCTGCGCCCTAACCTGGACATGATCCCGGCCATTGCCGACAAGCGGCGCACGCTCTGGGATATGGCGGACAAGGCAACGGACCTGACGATAAACGAGCGGCGCGACATGAAAGGGTATGAGCCTATTCAAGGCGGCGACGTGTTGCTAGTCGCGTCGTCTGGCATACCGCTTGCAATGGCGTCTGACGATGGAAGCGCGCCTATGGAAGGCGAAGTGGCAGCACCTGAAAGCGATGATATTCAGGCGACGGCGCTAAATGGCGCGCAACTTTCGTCATTGCAACAAATCGCGCAGGCCGTTGCCGATGGGATGTTACCATCCGAAACAGCTATTCGCCTAATTCTTGTCGGGTTCCCGAGGCTAACGGAGGATGAGGCCACGGGCATTATCGGCCCGGCCAGCACGTTCAAGCCCTCATTGCCCGCGCTATCCAATGAAGCGATTAAGGCTTTCACATATGGTTAGGCGGCTTATTGATCAGAACCGCCAGCGCGAATTACGGCGACAGACGCTATTGCTTGAACGAATCGAGCGGCCATTAGAGCGGCGATTGCGGTCTGAGATATCGGCGGCAATGGCTGAGATGATCAGGGTTTGGGAATTGACGGGCATTGTGCCGGCCGTGCAAGATCATCAAACGCGGTTGGCGGCATTATATCAGGCTATGGCGATTGCGGCTGTTGCGGCGTTCGGGGCGCGCGTGATGGATGCGTCCAAGTCGGATCACACAAGGCTAGAGACCAAAGACTTCGCCGCGACAATGACCCGGCTAGCGTTGTCCTATGTCGGGCAGGAACTTATACGAAGGCGCATCACAGACGTTGCGGAAACAACCCGTTCCCAGATAGTCAGTGCAGTTGCGCGCGGGTATGCGGATGGGCTGGGGCAGAATGAAATTGCCCGCACCATCCGCCCGCTCGTGCCGCAGATGGCCGGGTATCGCGCGCGCATGATAGCCCGCACAGAGACGCACGGCGCGGCAAACTACGGCAGCACGGCGGCTGCTGATGAAACCGGGCTTAGGCTGCAAAAGGAATGGATAGCGGCGGCGGATGAACGCACGCGGGAAACGCATGCCGATGCAGACGGGCAGGTTGTCGGAAAGGATGAGGCATTTGACATTGGCGGATCGAGCGGCATGTATCCGGGTGATCCGTCATTGCCCGCCGAGGAAGTTATAAGCTGCCGGTGCGCGATTGGTTATATCGTGGTAGACTAGGCGCGCGGGATGCGTCTAGGGTGTCAGTGCGGATAGGGTGCGGGATATGCAGTTAGAAAAATGGCGAGACATTTCGACTGCCCCTGTGGCCGACGATACTGTCCACATACTTACGGAGTTTGGCGAAGAATTGGGGTGGCACGATAAGGACTGGATGGAGCCGGGCGAATACGCGACGGATGAATATTGCGATCCAAACTACCTTTGCGAAGGATGCACCAAGCTAAGGTGCAGGCTCAGGAAGCCAACCCACTGGCGCCCTACCTAACCATCAAGCCGCCCTTCGGGGCGGTTTTCCCTTGCCCACGCCATGCACTAGCGCGGCGTTTTGTAATGTGATAAAGTAACCCAACAGGCAAAGGGTACGCGATGACAATGCACATTAAACACGCGGCTTTCGACATGAAACGCGCCCCGGATGACGACGGCGTGTTCGAGGGCTATGCCAGTGTTTTCGATGTGCTTGATCTGGGAATGGATGTTGTCGCGCCTGGTGCATTTACCAAGTCGCTGGCATCCGGTCGGCGCATCAAGATGCTGTGGCAGCACTCGATGGCTGATCCGATTGGCGTTTGGGATGAAGTGCGCGAGGATGAGCGCGGCCTATACGTCAAGGGCCGGTTGCTGGACGCGGTTCAAAAGGGGCGTGAGGCAACGGCACTACTGCGCGCCAAGGCTATCGACGGCATGTCGATTGGCTATCGCACGGTTGAATCCATTGCGGAGGCTAACGGGCGGGTGCGCAAGCTGACGGAAATTGAGTTGCACGAAATCAGCATCGTGACAAATCCGATGCTGCCGGTTGCTGTGGTCACGGATATTAAGTCCGTCGCGACCGAGCGAGAATTTGAGGCGTTCCTGCGGGATGCAGGTTACAGCCGAAAGGAGGCCACGGCGTTATCGTCGCACGGCTTCAAGGGCCTAAACGACCTGCGGGATGCTGGTTCGGATGACGGCGAGAGCGGGGCCAAGGCCCTTTTGCAATCATTGGAAAAACTCAAAGGAGCATTCCATGTCTGACGAAATCAAAATGGCCGTTGACGCGGTCAACAAGGCGTTCGGCGAGTTCAAGGATACGAACGACGCGCGCCTGAAAGCAATCGAAGCCAAGGGCACCGCTGATCCGGTCATCGAGGCCAAGCTGGCCAAGATCGAAGCCGATATGGACACGGCGCAAAAGGCCATTGATGATTCCGTGCTGGCGTTCAAACGGTCTCAACGGATGGTGACCGATCAGAACGGCAACACGGTCGATCTGGACGCCAAGGCGCAGGAATGGGCGGCGATCACCTCTGCGGCCTACAACCAGCGCCCGTTCGACATGAATGCCAAGGCTATGGACGAATACAAGGCGGCGCACGCAGCCTATGTGCGTAAGGGCATGGACGGGCTTTCCGTCGATGAGCGCAAGGCCCTGTCGGTTGGCGGTGACGCTACGGGCGGCTTCGTCGTCTATCCTGATATGTCCGGGCAGATCGTTACCAAGGTTGATGAAACCTCGCCCATGCGCGCCTATGCGTCTGTGCAGGTCATCAGCACTGATGCGCTTGAAGGGTTGTTTGACCTGAACCGCGCCGGGGCCGTTTGGGTTGGCGAACTTACCGCACCGGGCGAAACGTCCACGCCCGATCTAGGCAAGTGGCGCATTCCGGTTCACGAACTGGCGGCAATGCCCAAAGCATCGCAGAAGATCCTTGATGATGCTGCGATCAATATGGAAAGCTGGCTGGCGGGCAAGGTAGCGGCGGAATTTGCGCTGGCAGAAAACACCGCGTTCGTCGTCGGCAACGGCGTTGACAAGCCGCGCGGGTTCCTGACCTACCCCGCAGGAACGACCTTGCCCGGCCAAATCCAGCAGGTTCCGACCGGCGCATCTGGGGCCTTCCCGACTGCGCCCGCTGGCGGTGATGTGCTGATCGACGCGCTTTACAGCCTCAAAGCCCCGTATCGCGCGAACGCCAACTGGTTTATGAACCGCACCACGTTTGCGGCGGTCCGCAAGCTGAAAGACAGCGACGGGGCCTATATCTGGGCACCTGGCCTTGCGGTTGGCCAGCCTGCTACGATCCTCGGGACCGGCCTTGCGTCGTTCGAGGATATGCCGAACATCGGCGCAGGTTCGCTTTCCATCGCGGTCGGCGACATGCGCGCGGCGTATCAGATCGTAGACCGCATGGGCATCCGCATCCTGCGCGATCCGTTTACCGCCAAGCCGAATATCCTGTTTTATACGACCAAGCGGGTCGGCGGCGACGTGGTAAACTTTGAGGCTTTGAAGGTCATCCGCTTCAACACCTGACGACTGACGGGGCGGTGATCCTGCCGCCCCGCTTACACACGCAAAAGGAGTTAAGCCATGCGTGACGGAATCTCTACTATCCAAAAGGTGCGCGGCGCTGCGCAGACGCTTTCGGGCACTACGCCAAACAACAGCGCGGCTATCGACGTGCGCGGGTTCGGCAAGGTTTCGATCTATCTGGAAACCGGGGCGATCACAGACGCGGGCACGGCTGCGGGCTTTGCGATGAAGCTGCAAGACAGCGATACGCTTGTCGGGGCCAGCTTTACCGATGTGGCGGCGGCGCAGGTTCTGAACGGGCCGACTGTGACCGTGACGAGCGACACGGATGATGATGTGACGGCGGGCGTTGTCGGCTACCTCGGGTCCAAGCGATATGTCCGGGCGGTGTTTACCGGCACGACCGGCACCAACGCGGTTGTTTCGCTGGACGTGATCCTTGGCAACCCCCACCGCGCGCCGTGCGCCCCAATCGGCGCGACCGTGGCGACTACCTGACTTTCGGTGTGGGGCGGCGCAATCCGCCCCCATCCCAAGGCTAGGAGGCCGATATGAAAGCTGTTTTGCATCAAGACTATCGTTGCGCGCCTGATGGCCACACGACCATTTCCTTCAAGGCTGGCGACGTTCTGACGGGCCGCGCTGCGGTGATGGCGCTAGAGGATGGCGCGGGGTTCAATCCGGTTGAGGAAACCAAAGTGACGCCAGCGCTTGAAAAGAAGCGAGCGCGTAAATGAGCCTGCGCCCCGCCCGGCTTTTGCATGAATATCGCGGGTCGGTCATTGTTGCCCCGCCAACGGTGGAGCCTGTGACGCTGGCAGAGGTCACGGCTTTGCTCTTGATCGACGGCAATGCAGACGATGCGTTGCTTGCTGACATGATCGCGGAGGCGCGCGAATTTATCGAGCATATCTCGGGGCTGGCAATGATCACGCAAGTTTGGCGGTTGTCGCTTGACCATTGGCCGATGACGCGCGGGGCGTGGTGGGATGGCGTGCGGGAAACCGCCATATCTGAATTGACCGGCAGTCACGCCAGCTTGCACTTACCGATCTGGCCATTGCAGGCGGTCAATTCGGTTACGGTATTCAATGCCGCTGGCACGAGTTCGGCAGTTGATGTGGCTGCAACGTTTGACGCTGACACATACCAAAGGCCGGGACGCCTAACCCTGCGAAACGGCGCAACATGGCCGATTGCCTTGCGCGACAGCAACGCGATCCAGATACAGTATTCGGCGGGCTATGGCGGGTCCGGCGTCAATGTCCCTGCGCCTCTACGCCGGGCGGTCAAGCAGATGGTCTCGCATATGTATGCGCATCGCGGCGACGGGTGCGATGCTGGCGACGCCTATGCAGACAGCGGCGCGGCGGCTATCGTGGGCCGTTACAAGGTCATCAAGATATGAAGTGTTGCGCCCTTGTGTCGATTGGCGACCTGCGCACGCCTGTATCGTTCAAGCGGCTCACCACGGCGGCGACAACGGGCACCGGCAACGAGGGCGGCACGTCTATGGCCTTCGCCGTCCTACGGGCCACACGGGCGCAGGTTGTGGCGGCATCAGGCCGCGAGGTGTACGCGGGCGATAGGGTTGAAGCACGGGCAATGTATCGGGTGACATGCCGCTATTTCCCCGGCCTGCTAGAGCGTGATCTGGTTGAGATTGGTGGCGTGGATTACAACATCCGGCGCATCGTGGCCATGAATGACGACAAGAGCCTTGGCACAAAATGGCTGGTTGTGGATGCTGAAAGGGGCGTTGCAAAATGACGGTGACCATTACGCCCCAGAATATGCAGGAAGTGCAGAAGGCGTTGCGCGATCATGGCGAAAAAGCCGTGCGCGCGATTGGTAAGGCTGTGCAGGCGGCAGGCTTAGAGATATCAACCGACATCAGAAAGCGTGTTGAGCGTGGCCCAAAAACTGGCATCACTTACACGCGAGGCAATATTGTGCATCGGGCATCCGCGCCAGGCGAGGCCCCTGCAAGCGATAGCGGCGATCTGGCGTCAAGCGTGGCCTATTCAATGAAAGGCCCACTGACGGCGGAAATCATAAGCCGGTTGCCGCGCGCCACATATCTAGAGTTCGGCACGCAAAGCATAGCCCCGCGCCCGTCTTGGGTTCCTGCTGTTGAAAAGTATTCGCCCAAATTCCAACTGCGCATCACGACTGCCATTGCGAGGCTCACCAGATGACCCCGAATGAAATCAGATCGGCGACATATGCCCGGCTCAATGTGGCGGCGGTTACTGATCTGCTATCGACGCAATACGGGCGGGCTGCGATATTCTGGGGGCGCGCGCCACAAGCAACTGACAGCGGTTCAGATGCGATGTTCCCCCATATCACCATCAGTGCGCCTTCAAATGTCGGGTTTAACACCAAAGACAGCACCGGCAATAACGTAATCTTGCAGATCGATATATGGTCGCGCGCGCAGGATGGGGCGCTGGAACGGCTGGCAGAAATTGCCAGCGACAGGCTAGACCGCACGCAATGGGCTATCACGGGCTTCATTGCGGCTGAGGTCGAGGCGATGGATTTCATGGACGATCCAGACGGG